CTCAGGGGCCCATTGGGCCAGAAGGTCCCAGAGGGGAACAGGGCCCACAAGGGGAGCCCGGTCCGAAAGCAGAGCCGTTTTCGGTGACCCTTACGGGATCTGGATGGGCTGAAAACGAGCAAACGGTGAGCCACGATAAGATTTTAACGGGTGCTTATTCCTACATCGTATGTCCGGCTGAAGGATCATATATGGCTTATGCCACAGCTATTGTGAGGGCAAAGGATGTGGGCACAAACGGACAAATGACCTTTGTGTGTACGGAGACACCCGAAGCGGACCTTGTGGTAAATATCCTTAGAGTGGAGGCGCAAGATGGTATTTAACATGGTGGGCGGCGCAGGCGGTGGTATCAAGCTGGAGAGCATTGCCATCACGACACCGCCTGACAATATCACATATCTCCCCGGAGAGGTCTTTGACCCTGCGGGGATGGTGGTCACGGCGTCGTACTCCAACGGGGCCACCCTGACGGCTACCGGCTGGACCTACTCCCCCAGCGGAGCACTGCCGGAGGGGACGAGTGAGGTGGAGATCATCTACACCGAGGCTGGGGTAACAAAGACCGCTGTGCAGGCCATCACTGTGGAGCGTGGGACCATCTCTGTGCCCACGGTATCTGGGAGCCTTACATACAATGGACAAGCCCAGAGCCCTACCC